TCATGGCGTGCAACGTATTACCAGGCCGCTAAGGAACGCAAGCTCCGCTTGAAGCTCGGCCTGCTGACGCCTGAAGAACAGACCAGCCAGATGATGGCCAACCAGACCGGCGCTGCTGGTCCCGTAGATCAAGCCGAGGCTGCGACTGGTTCCGGCGAATGGATGGGCCTATCTCGCCTCCAGTTCAGCCGCAATCGCAAGGCTCTTAACGACATTCTCAACGGCTTGGCTGACGGATCGCTCTCGCCAGTTCTGGCATCTGCACAGCTCTCAATGATCGGTCTATCGCAAGCCAACATCGACAAGATCGTGGCCGATGCGACAGACGGGACTATCGACAACCCGCTGCCAGAGGAGGCCTCCACCAATGGCTAACCGCAAGGGCAAGATGCCTGCTCACATCAGTGGTCGTCCGCAGGTAATGCGTCAAGTAAGCCTCGGCACTGGCATCTCTGCCGTGATCGCCTCTGAGAACCCAGTCGAGCGCTACGACAGCGAGCATAGATGCGTTGTCCGAGAAGTGCTGCTGATGAGCGGCGTTGAGATGCGGGCCAATCACTCGCAGCTGCCCATCGTCGATAGTCACGACGACAAGACCGTTCGCAACATCTTCGGTAGCATCCGCAACATTCGCGTCGAAGGCGACAAGCTCGTTGGCGACACGTTCTTTGCATCCGATCCAGACGCTCAGCAAGTCGCTACTCGCATGGCTGAGGGTCATATCACTGACTTCAGCATCAGCGCTGACGTTCTCGAAAGCCAGTTCATACCAGTCGGTCAGCAATACCAACTGCCGAGCGGCGACTTTCTCGTTGGTCCCGCTGTGATCGTGACTCGCTGGTCTCCATACAACGCTTCGATCTGCGCAACGGGCGCGGACGAGTATTCCGTGGTCCGAAGGTCTTACACGACAGACCTAACGAAGGGAGTAGAAAGAATGGACGAGGCACTATTGAGCCAACTGTCCGCACTAGGTCTGCCTGACGGCATGGTGGACCCCAATCAAATTCTTGCCTGGGTAGTTGGAAAACTATCTGGCGGCGAGGCAGAGGAACAAGGCGAAGGCGAAGCAATGCCTGCCGCTGAGCCAATGGCCGAGCCTGCACCGGTCGAAATGATGTCTGGTTCTGACATGGAAGCCAAGCGACAAGCGGACACAGAAGCCGCCATCCGTCGCGCTCTTGAGGCTGACCAAAAGCGACGCAGCGACATTCAAGCATCGTGCAAACTCGCGAAGGTAGAACGCGCCTTTGCTGACCAACTCTGCGACGCAGGCGTTAGCGTCGAAGCGGCCAACAAAAGGATCATCGAACGTATGGCTACCCAACCTATCGGAACGTCGGTTGGAGCCGATGTTCGCGTCACCGCTTCAAGCGATGACAAATTCCACAACGCGGTTCTCGACGGCCTGGTTATGCGATCGGCCAAGGGCGCTGGCATCAAGCGAAGCATCTTTGTCGATGGCGACAAGCCAAGCGACGGCTCGCAAGACTTTGCACGATTAAACCTCAAGCGACTTGCTCACGCATGTCTTGAGCGAAGCGGCCTACCTGTCAGCCGAATGAGCGACGTAGAAATCGCTCAGGCAGCTATGGGTAATGCCAACGTATTACGCCGCTACAAAGTGGAACGCGCAGACTTCAGCGCTTACCACACGACCGGCAGCTTCTCAAACATTTTGCTGGATGCAGCAAACAAGACTTTGCTGGCTGCTTACGAGGAAGCACCGTACACCTGGCAAATGTGGGCTCGCCAAGGCACATCCGCCGAGGACTTCAAAACGCTTTACCGGACACGATTCTCCGAGGCTCCCAATCCCGAGGAAGTCCCAGAGGGTCACGACTACCCAGAAAAAGGTATGAGCGACTCGAAGGAATCGTACCGCGTCGCAAAGTACGGCGAGTCCTTCAGTGTGTCTTGGGAAACTGTGGTGAACGATGACCTAGACGCTCTTAGCCGCGTGCCTGCAATGCACGGCAACGCCATGCGTCGCCTGCAAAACAAAAAGGTTTATGAGGTGCTGACCAGCAACCCAACCATGGGCGACGGTTACGCCTTGTTCTCCTCCTCACACGCCTCCGGTGACAACACCAGCGGCGCCGCAGCTGCCCCAAGCGTTACGACGCTTAACGCAGGCTTCGTCAAGATGATGACTCAGAAGGGACTCAGCAGCGATGCCGTCCTCAACATCATCCCACGCTTCTTGATCGTTCCCGTGGCTTACTCGGCTACTGCTTTGGAGCTTGTAAGCAGCACGTCATACGCTGCCAGCAACAACAACCAAGGCGTAACCAACATCTACGGTCCAACAGGCTCGCGGCCACTGACCGTTGTGGTTGATCCTCAGCTTGATGCCAACAGCTCGACCAAGTGGTATCTGGCGGCTGACCCTGCCCAGATCGACACGGTTGAACTCACTTTCCTGAGCGGCGAAGAAAGCCCTGTCATGGAGAGCGAGTGGAACATCAAGAACGACACCTATCTCTACAAGATTCGCCAGACGTTTGGTGTCAAGGCGATTGATTGGCGCGGTCTGTATCTGAACGCCGCCTAACTCTAAACGATCCCACCTCGCGGCTAGTCGCTCTGGCTAGCCGCTTTCTGACACACCAATCAAGTAAGGAAAACGATAATCATGGCCGGTATTCAAGACTTCGCGACCTTTGAAGAAGATTTCTTCGGCGGTCAGACCTTTGGCACTTCCTTGAGCGAAGGCGCTCTGTGGAAAATCACTGACACCTCGTCGGCTGGCACTCCTACCTATGCAGTGGTCACGCCATCTGCAACGGGCGAGGTGGCGATCACGCTGGAAGCAACTAGCGAAATCCAAAACGTCTGCTTGGATTTTGGTGACAAGCTCTGCTTTGACATCGACAACTTGCAGTGGGCTGAGTTTCGCCTTAAGGTCAGCGGTTGCACTTCAGGCACGACCATCACCTGGGGCTTGCAGTCGGCTCGCAATGACAACACCGACAGCACCACCAACAACGCTCAGTTCAAAATGGTTGGCGCCACATCGACGACCAACGTCTATGTCGAAAGCGACGACAACGTTAACGACCTGGATGACAAGGCAACTGGCTCGACTCTAGCAACCGTCTACAAGCGGTTTTTGATCGACTTCACCGGTGGCAAGTCAAGCGTCAAGTTCTACGTCGATGGCGTCCGCGGCGCCAGCAGCACGACCTTTGATATGAGCAACGCAACTGGCTCACTCCAGCCGTTCGTTCAAATCCAAAAGGCTGCCAACACAAACGTCGATGCGGTAACGATTGACTACATCGCTGTTCAGTGCAAGCGGTAACTATGACTCTGCATGACATGATCAAAGACGATGCCTTGACGGTGTTTTGTAGCGCCAGCGATTTTGGCGAGACAATCACCTACTACCCGCGCGTAGGTAGCTCAAGGCAGATCATTGGCGTGGTCATGCGAGACAGCACGCTGCGAGATGATGCTGGCGGCATTCTCAACACGTTTGAGGTGCATGTTGCCAATGACGGCACCAGCGGGATTAGCAGCGCTGACATAAACCTGGGAGGCGACTATATCACTCTACCCCCTAGAGACGGTAAGTCGCCGACCAGCCATACCATCACCGAGATTTTGGTTCAAGACGAAGGGATGCTGGTGCTTCAATGCCGCTAGCTGTAGTCGAAGAAATCCGACTCGAACTGCTGGATCGGCTAGATGCACTGGAAGACGGCGGCGAGATCACGATGGCCTCTGAGGTAGTGGCACCCGAGCGATTCGGCAGCTACAGACCGCAAGACTGGCAAGTAGTGGTCTCGCAGGGCGACACGGCGATTATTGACGCACTAAGCATGCCTGGCAATCCGCCAGCGACTTGCTTTGAAACGGTGTTCAACATCCGCTGTCGCAACATGCCAAGCGAAACATCAACCGAGGAGCGTGACACGCTCAAAAACCAATTCTCGGCGGACGTTCGCAAAGTCGTTTGCACAAGCAATACATGGTACAGCTTTGGTGGTTTTGCCATCGACGCAGCGTGGCTCAATCATGAACTACTGGAAACAGACTCAGGACAGATCGTCGTCAACGTGCCGCTAGCCATACGCTATCGCACAAATGAAGGCGATCCCTATACGGTGCGTGGATGATCACGCTGAACGTTGACATTGGCCAGATAAAACGACTTGAGCAGTCGCTAGGCGACAAGGCTAGAAGGTTACCGAGAGAGCTACAGACAGCAGTCAATGCGGTGGCAAAGAAAGTGGCAGCGGACACGGCCAAGGACTTGTCCAGGATTATGCCGCTAAAGCAAGCAACGCTCAGAAAGATTGTTAAGCAAAAAGGCAAGGCAAAAGCAGACAGTTTGAAAGCGATTGTTGGCATTGGCGAGGGCTACAACATACCGCTTAAGTTTTTCAAGCCAAAAGAAATCAAGCGAACTGTCACAAGAACGATCAAAGGCAAAAAGACGAAGCTGACCGTGGTGCGTGGAGTGACAGTGCAACTGCGAAAGAAAGTCAAGCGAAACGTGATCTCGGAGGCGTTTTTGGTGAAGCGATGGGGCGACCGTGTTTACAAACGCAAGGGCGAAGATCGCGGGCCACTTGAGCAACTGTACGGACCAAAACCAGGCGACTTTTTTGCAGAGCTAGGCACAGTCAATAAAGCGGTGGCGCTAGCTAATACCGAGTTGACTAAACAGATCGAGCGGCGAATCCGCTTTAACTTACTCAAGGCTCAAGGAATCATCTGATGCCACTACTCAGCCGCGTCTCTGTACTCGCCGCCAAGATTGAAACCACTGCTGGTACGGCTGAAACTCTGGCCGGTGCAGACGGCGCGTTCAACGTGTTTGATGCCAAGATCACGCCCGAAGTCACAATGGAGGAGCGAGAAGGCCAGGGCGGCTTTGACATGCTTTCGCAGATTGCTGGCGGTAGGCGAGGCAAGGCAACATTTCGGACAAACTTGCAATGGGACGGAACCGCTACCGAGCCAGCATGGGCTGAGACGTTTTTTCCGGCTTGCGGCTGGGTTAAGTCCGGGCAAGTCTACTACCCAAAAAGCGAAGCACCTGGCAGCAACGTAAAGACGCTCACGATTGCTCACTACGTCAACGGCACGCGGCATTTACTAAGCGGCTGCGTTGGTACGTTCAAGGTGACGCTGCGAGCTGGCATGCCTGCCTATATCGAATGGGACTTTACCGGCGTTTGGGGAGGCAAGACGGACGCTACCATACTTGCGCCGACCTATCCAACCGACCTCAACCTACGCTGGAGCGGTGGCGTTGGTCAGTGGAATAACGTTGACCTGTTTGCCTCGCAAGCAGTGATCGACGCAGGCAACGTCATCACCATGCGGGAAGATCCATCAAGCTCAAGCGGCTATCTGTGCGGCATCGTCACCAACCGCTACCCAAAGGTGACGGTTGACCCAGAGAAGACGACTGTGGCCTCGCAAGATCGCTGGGGCTATTGGCTGTCCTCGGCTGAGTATGCACTGGAGCTGCATTGCAACGGTCCAACCAACTCTATGCTTCAATTCGATGCCCCCAAGGCTCAAGTTATTAAGATCGACTACGCCGACCGAGAAAAGTTAGCAATCGACAACATTGAGTTTGCGTGCAACAAGAACTCAAGCACTCAAGACCAAAGTCTTTACGTCACCTTTACGGCTGCGAGCTGATGCCTATTTACCTAGAACCTGATCGCGAATATCCAATCGTCCTCAAGTCTGATAGGGACAAAACACCAAGGCCAACGTTTTACGCTTTGACGCAGAGTATGCGTGGGCAGATCAAGATTGCCGAGACGCTGGACGCTCTCTACGGAGAAGACATTCGCACGCCAGAGCTATTCAAGCGAACGATCGACTGCCTAAAGGAATACATTGTCCGCACGGAGAATATGCCGGAGTTCGAGTTTGAAAATCTCACCTACAGCGAGGCAAGAGAATTGCTTCAGTCTGTCATGTTTAACACCAGGATCGACCACGACGAAAAAAAAGATTGACGCTCGCGGCGCTGCTGTACTGGGGCGAGCTATGCAGCGGCTGTGGGCGAGAGTGTTTTGGGAAAGGCCAGTTCGGTATCGAATGTCCAAGTTGTCACGGAGTTGGGTGCGATCACTGCACAGATGGGCAGTTAATCCTTGACGGCTGCCCCAATCAAATGTGCAGCGGCATGCGTAGCACGATTGAGGCGATAAACCTATTTCATGAAGGCTTGCCACCTGTCGGCGGCGGAAGCCTGGATCAATCAGCAACTTTCCTCGAAGCGGCAAGGTTTTATAAAGCAGCCTCGCAGAGAATTGAAAGCGACATCAAATGGCGGAATCGGTAAACATCCTTATACAGGCCGAAGACCGGGCCACGCCAAAGATACAAGCAGCTGCCAAGTCCATGGACTCAATGGCAGACAGGGTTAAGGATGTTGGCGGAAAGACTAAAGCGACAACCGAGCTTGTGGGCACTTTTGCCAATTCACTGGGAGGCACAGCGCTAGGGCAGTTTGCCGGTGAGCTTGCTGGCTTAACGGAACGCATCTCTGCGTTTTCTGAAGTATCAAAACAAGGCGGCGCGGGCGCGTTAGCCTTGCGCGCAGGGATCTATGCAGCGGCAGCGATTGTCACCTATAAGATCGCCGATGGCATTGCCGAGTGGTACTTCGAGGCTGCTAAGTGGCGCCGCGAAATGGAGGGCGCCGATAAGGCAGCACAGAAAGCATCTCAAAGCCTAGCTGGCGTAAGGCAAAAGGGATTTGCACAAGGGCGCGAAGACGTCGAGCTTGTCAGAAATCCACAAGACAGAGAAGCAGCGGCGCAGGCTCGAGCAGAAGAACTCGACAACCAAGCGGCAAGTCTTGAGCAAAAGATCGCGGAGCAACGCCGCAAAGTAGCTCAGGCACAGCAGCAAGTTGACAACGCCAATCCCCTGTTTGGTAACCGAGAGGCCGAGAGCGAGCTTAAAGCACAGCAGCAGTTGCTGGATGACTTGTCTAACATGCAAGACGAGTACCGCAACGAAGCTGATGCCATGCGAGAAGCACACGGAGAACGTGCAAAACGCATCGCTCAGATCAAGGAAGAAAACGCAAGAGCTGATAGATCGGATCAATTCATCCAAGGCCTTAAGGACGAGGTGGAATGGCTGAAAGCGACCGAGGAGGAGCGTCGCAAGCTAGACGCGGCACGAAATACGGTAGCCGCAGACACAGGCGAAGCCGAAAGACTGCTGAAAGAGCGAGACGCACTTAAAGCGAAAGAGCAAGACGAGCAAAAGGCAGAGCAGCGGCGACAGGCGGCTATCGACCTTGAGAAAAAAGAAAACGAGGCGCTAAAGGAAAAAGAGATCCTGCTTAACCAGGGAGCGGAGGCGGCGCGAGCTTACAGACTCCAGCAGCAAGGTCTTTCTGAAGAAGCAGCCAAGGAGATCGCGGCTCGCGAGGCACTACTAGACAAACAGCTCGAAGAAAAGAACAAGCCAAAGGAAGACCAGAAACCAACGCAGCCAAGCGCCGAGCCAATCGCGGCAACGCAGGGCAGGCTTATGACCAGAGGAAGCGGCAATCCAAACGCTCGCTTGATACAGGTTGCGGAGCGGCAGGCCAAGCTACAAGAAGATGCCACTAGGCTGCTTGCCGAAATTTTAGCGGCAACTGGCAGCAGTTCTCCCGTAACTCTACAAGTGGCGGAGGGCGTATGACAGTCTCAAGCGTAACGGAAATGTGGTCAAAACGCAGCGGTGGCTACAGCAGCGCCGACGGAAAAACGTTTACGGCTAAGTTCACCACGGCCTATCAAGTGCTGCATGACGCTGGCGATACTAACGACACCATACTGTTCGCCAGTAGCGTTCCGCAGGTTCGAGACGTCTATCCTGGCAAGGTTGGCGTGTTTTGTACCAGCACGTCTGTCGATCCGGTTGGTCCCATCATGTCCGTGGTTACTGCGGAATGGGAAGGCGAGCTAGGTACGTCTAGCACGGACAGCCCAATTAACAAGCCGCCAGAATGGAGCTGGACAAATACAAAGACAACTGAGCCTGTTGACTCGGATGCTTACGGCCTGCCGCTGTGCAACTCTAACGGCGACCTAGTAACAGGTTTTACCAAAGACATATCGGACTTCACGCTGACGGTTACCAGAAACTTTCAAGCGATCAACATCTACACGCTGAGCCAATATCTCGACTCAACTAACTCAGATCCGTTTGGCTCGCCTGGTTCGATCTGGCCTGCTGGCACCGCCTGCCTAGATACCTTCACCGCTCAAACCGTGCTTGACAACGCCTATCAGTATTATCAGGTAACGGCCAAGATAGATTTTCGGATACCCTACAACACAGTTCCGGCTCGAGCCTGGTGGTATCGCTACCGCAACGAAGGTATGAACGAACGGACCGGCACTTACATCAGCTTCAGCGGTGGCGGAGGCAGCGGAGCGGCTGGCTACCCAGTCGTCAGCGGTGGCACCATCTCGAAGATCGTCGTTACCAGCGGCGGTCGAGGGTACACGTCAGCGCCTACAGTAACGATCACGACAACCACAGGCGGCACAAGCGGCGCTGCGACTGCGACGATTTCTAGCGGTCGCGTAGCATCAGTAAGCGTTACCAATGGCGGCAGCGGCTATACCTCCAAGCTTGTGCGTGCAGTCGATGGCAACAAAGAGCCAGTAAGCCAGCCAGTCTCTCTTGCAGCTAACGGCACGCGGCTGAGCGATGCCGCCGAGGCTATCTGGATCGAGCGACCAAAGAAAACGTACTCTCTACCATACTCCGCTTTGGGACTGTTTTAGAATGGCAGCAGAAATAACAGTATCGGCATCGCTGCGAGTGGCTAACGGCAACTCGAATTTTTCGTTTGCACCGGCGGCACTAGCCATAGACCAGTCCGCCAGCGGTGGGCCAACGCCAGGCTTTTGGATCGTTGGGACGACCGAGGAAAGTAACGCTTTTGCCGAGCTGACCAACGAAGGTTGGCTGATCATGCAAAACCAGGACTCGACCAACTACGTTCAGTGGGGCTTTGCGACTGGCGTCTACGGAGGCCGCCTAAAGGCTGGCGAGATCGCTCTATTCCGCTGCGAGCCTGGACTAACGCTCTACATGAAGGCCAACACGGCAGCTTGCAAGGTAGTCGTCTACTGCTTGGAGGCGTGATGCAGGGCTACTTGCTGGATGCCAAGTTTGTGTCTGATCTCAAAGAAGTCTTGCAGTTCTTCAAAAAGAACGGATTTCGCCAGCACAAGCCACGGCACGGAACCACAAGCTCAGACGCGGCCTCAGTGCTAGTCAAAAACACTGAGTCGGTGGTCGTTCCTCCCTATGCCTGCATGCAAGTCGATGG